CATTGGCAAGGAAACGCAGGAAGCTAAAGATGCAATGGATCGTGTCGTTAGTGACATGAACTATGAGTTGACTGACCGCATGGTTGAGTTCAGATCAGAACATGAACGCATGCTTTGGGGTACTGGCTTATCAGGTAACGGCTTTAAGAAAGTTTACGTTGACCCATCATTAGATCGTCAAACATCTATTTATATCCCAGCAGAAGATGTAGTTGTTCCTTATGGTGCATCACGCCTTGAAACTGCGCCACGTGTAACGCATGTTATGCGTAAGACAGAGAATGAAGTATTACGATTACAAATAGCCGGCTTTTATCGTGACGTAGATCTAGGTAGTCCAGATACAACGCTAGATGAAGTAGAGAAGAAGATTGCGGAGAAGCTTGGCTTCCGTGCTACATCGGATGACCGCTATAAACTATTAGAGATGCATGTTGATCTTGACCTTGAAGGTTATGAACATACAGGTGAAGATGGTGAGCCTACAGGATTGGCTTTACCATATGTAGTAACAATTGAGAAAAACACTGGCATGGTTCTTGCAATCCGTAGGAACTGGAGACCGGGCGATAAAACGCATCAAAAACGTGATCACTTTGTTAAGTATGGATACATTCCTGGCTTTGGTTTCTATGATTTTGGTTTAATTCATATCTTAGGTGCCTATGCTAAATCTGGAACTTCTATCTTACGACAACTGGTTGATGCTGGTTCACTCTCCAACTTACCTGGTGGGTTTAAAACTAGAGGACTTAGAGTCAAAGGTGACGATACTCCTATCGCTCCAGGTGAGTTTAGGGATGTAGACGTACCTTCAGGGGCAATGAAAGACAACATTATGCCCCTTCCATACAAGGAACCTAGCCAAGTATTGGCTGGCTTGATGGATAAAATCATTGATGAGGCTCGTAGATTTGCTTCAGCTGGTGATTTGCAAGTGTCTGACATGTCTGCTAACTCTCCAGTAGGTAGCACATTAGCTATTTTAGAGCGTCAATTGAAGACAATGAGTGCGATTCAAGCACGTATTCATTACTCAATGAAGCAAGAATTGAAGCTTTTGAAGGAGATTATTGCTGATTATGCGCCAGAAGAGTACTCATATGATCCTGCTACAGGAACACGTAAAGCACGTAAATCTGATTACAAAATGGTCAATATTGTGCCTGTTTCTGACCCAAATGCAGCCACAATGGCACAAAAAGTAGTTCAATATCAAGCAGTTTTACAGCTTGCTCAAACAGCTCCACAGCTTTATAACCTTCCATATTTACATCGTCAGATGTTAGATGCAATCGGCATTAAGAATGCAGACAAATTAGTTAAGATGCCGGAAGATCAAAAACCTACAGACCCAGTAACTGAGAATGTTAACGCATTAAAAATGCAACCGCTTAAAGCTTTCCCATTCCAAGACCATCAAGGCCATATCCAAATTCATATGGCTGCAATGAATGATCCAAAAATCAAACAAATGATCGGTCAAAACCCACAAGCTCCAGCTATTATGGCTGCAATGCAGGCTCATATTACAGAGCACGTAGGCTTAGAGTACAAACGTCAGATGGAACAAGCGATGGGCATGAGTATTCCAGAGATGGAAAATGATAGTAAGATGAGTCCAGAGATGGAAGCGCAAATTACACGTACAGCAGTGCCTGCTGCACAACAATTACTCAACCAAAATCAAACAGCACAAGCTGCACAAGCTGCTCAGCAAGCACAAAACGATCCTATTGTTCAAATGCAAATGAAGGAACTTCAACTTAAAGCGCAAGAAATTGATATTAAGATGAAGAAAATGCAAATTGAAGCTGCAGCTAAAGCCGATCAATTGGAAATTGAGAAACAACGTATTGCAGCTCAGAAAGAAATTGCTGGCATGCAGATTGGCGCTAAGGTTCAAGCAGATAAAAACAACATTGCGTCCAAAGAACGCATTGAAGGCTTGAAAATTGGTAACACTACAGGCCAAGCAAGAGCACAAATGAATCAACAGCGTCAAATAGAAAAGACACGCATGGCAATTGATGCAGCCAAACACATGGATCAAATGACTATGCAAAATAAACAACCCTCAAAAAAGGAAACTAAATGAATGGTTTAGAAGCAATTCTAAAAGAAATAGATGAGACTGTATCAAACTTGCAGGATCATTTAGGTAGAGGCATGGCCAAAGACTATGCTGAATACCAAAATATATGTGGAAAGATTTCAGGTCTTCTATCCACACGAAGATATGCCCAAGACCTTTTAAAACATATGGAGAACTCTGATGAGTGAAATTATACTGCCAGGATCAAACCCTGGTGAAGTATTTGAAGTAAAACCAATAGGACAGATTGCTGATCCAACTCTTCAAGCCGATGAGGATAAAGCAAAACAATTACCAGAACCAACAGGTTATCGTATTCTTTGTGCGCTACCAGAAGTAGAAAAGGAATATGAGTCTGGGATTATCAAGCCGGATATGGCAGTTAAGACTGAAGAGTTACTATCTACAGTATTTTTTGTAGTAGCACTTGGTACTGATTGTTATCAAGACAAGGCACGATTCCCTAACGGCCCTTGGTGCAAAGTCGGTGACTTTATTTTGGCTAGACCAAATACCGGCACACGTGTAAAGATTCATGGTCGTGAATTCCGTGTAATTAATGATGATTCAGTGGAAGCAATTGTGCAAGATCCACGTGGCATTAGCAGAGCATAGGAGAAAATCATGGCTGACAATTACAAGTTTCCAGATGAAATGGATAACGAAGACGAATTAGTAGAAAATAATATTGAGATTGAAATTGAGGACGATACTCCGGAAGAAGATCGTAAGCATGCTCAACCTTTACCTGAAGAAATTGTAAAAGATATTGATGAAGATGACTTAGAGTCTTACTCTAAAGAAGCTAAACAACGTCTATTGCAAATGAAAAAGCTAATCAATGACGAACGTAGAGCAAAAGAACAAGCTTTCCGTGAGCAAGAAGAAGCGGTTCGTGTAGCGCAATCCCTATTAGAACGTACTAAAGAACTGCAAGGCCGGCTTACTGAAGGCGAAAAAGCATACGTTAGTACTGCAAAAGATGGTATTGCACGTGAAGTTGACATGGCTAAACGTGAATATAAAGAGGCTTATGACTCTGGAGATTCTGATCGTTTAGTGCAAGCACAAGAAAATTTAACACGTGCTCAAATGAAAGCTCAGCAAATTGAACAATATAGACCACAATTTGATGAAAGTGCTTTACAAGAATGGGAAAATAGTGTACAAATACAAAAACCTCAGTCGCAAGCTCAGCGTTTGGACTCAAAAACCCAAGCATGGCTAGATAAAAATAGCTGGTATGGCACGGATGAGGACATGAGTTTCCTTGCAATGGGTGTTCATAGACGTTTAGAAAAAGAAGGAGTCCCACCAGGCTCTGATCATTACTGGAACGTTATTGATACCGAAATGCGAAAAAGATTCCCAGACAGATTTGCTGGCGAACAATCAGTAGAGACCAAAGACTCTGCACCAAAAAGATCCAACACGGTAGTAGCGCCTGCTACACGGTCCACATCCTCCAAAAAGATCAAACTGACGCAGACGCAATTAGCTTTGGCTAAGAAATTCAAATTAACCCCAGAGCAATATGCTATGGAATTAACGAAAGTACAGGAGTCACAAAATGGCTGATACAAGAATTCCCCGTGAAGTAAGCAACCGTCAACAAACAGAACGTCCAAAAACATGGCGTCCACCTGAGTTGTTGCCAGAACCAGACAAACAAGCTGGCTTTGCTTATCGTTGGATTAGAACTTCAATGTTGAATGCTGCGGATCCTCGCAATGTCTCATCTAAATTGAGAGAAGGCTGGGAGCCAGTAACCATTGAAGAACAACCGAAATTTAAACTATTAACTGATCCAAGCAGCCGCTTTGAAGGCAGCATTGAGATTGGTGGCTTATTGTTATGTAAGGCCCCTGAAGAGTTGGTACAGCAACGTATGGAATACGAAGCTAATCAAACAGCTCAACAAGCCGAAGCAGTTGATAATAGCTTTATGCGTCAGAACGATGCCCGTATGCCTCTTTTCTCTGAGAAGAAATCAACGGTCACCTTTGGCAACAAATAACACTTTTTTAACTTAGGAGTTTAATATGGCTTATCCAGTCATTTCCGCACCTTATGGTTTTAAAGCACTGAACCTTATTGGTAGTCAAGTGTTTGCTGGTGGTACTCGTCAATACACCATCCAAAACAACTACAATACCAATATCTTCTTTGGTGACTTTGTAACTGTAACTAACGGTTTAGTAACATTAGCACAAGTAACTTCATCTACATCTGGTAAACAAACCATTGGTGTATTTGCTGGTTGTTCTTTCACTAACCCAGTAACAAAACAAAAAACATTCAGCCAATACTACCCAGCTAATACAGCTGCTGGCGATATTCAAGCATTCATTGTTGAAGATCCAGATACAGTATTCAAAGCTGCAATGGTAACAACTAACGGTGGTTCAGTTTTAGCTTCAGCTTCACAAGCTATCGTTGGTCTTAACTTAGCTGGTTCATACCAAGCTGGTAACACATTGAACGGTGACTAATTGAACGGTTTAGTTGCTCCTACAGCAACACCATCAACAGGTCTTCCATTCCGTGTATTGGCTCTAGTTCCTGATACAGCAACTGCTGTTTCTGCAACTGGCGGTAACGCAAGTACTCCAGGTACAACTATTACATTGACAGGCACAGGTCTTCCTGCTGCTATTCCTCAAGGTGCTGACGTTGCATACTTGTTGAACGGTCAATTAGTTCAAACTGGCGCTTTCGTAGCTAACTCAGGTGGTTATTCAACAGGTACTACTTCTATCACTACTGATAAGAACGTAAGTATTCCTACTGGATCAACCGTTGTATTCACATCATACCCAGAAGTTCTTGTAAAAATTAACTTCGGTATCCATAACTACTACGCAGCTTAAGGAGTAATTTAATATGGCTATCTCTCGTGCACAATTATTGAAAGAGCTATTACCAGGCCTTAACGCTTTGTTTGGTTTGGAATATGCCCGATACGGTGAAGAACACCGTGAAATCTACGAAACTGAAACATCAGAACGTACCTTCGAAGAAGAAACAAAGCTTTCAGGCTTCTCAGC